ATGTTCTTTAAGATCATAGAGATACTCCCTTCTTATTTTACAATAAATCGGCGGTATATTAGCATTTAAATATGACATAGTACATTATTTTATTTCACCCCAACTAGGGCCAGATTCATAATCTACTTTATTAGGTACTTTTAAGTCAACTGCATTTTCCATTATTTGTTTTATTTTATTTGATTGTTCTTTTGATTGAATAGAAAAATCTAATTCATCGTGAATTTGTATGTGTGCAAGTAAACCTTCTTTATATAAATCAACCATAGCTTTTTTAGTCATGTCAGCTGCTGATCCTTGTATAAGTTTGTTCAAAGCTTTGTATGTAAAAGCTCTTCGATGACCATTTTTATACCAATAATTTTTTTTAGGTTGTCCATCTTTTTCTTTAATTACTTCTCCATCTTCATCTAATAAATGTGGTCCCATGTTTTTAAGTTCCATCATTCTTTCGTGATCTTCTGCAGGTACAAATTTACCCCAATCAGAACCACGTAATATTGGTTCGTATTTTGGAAATCTACATCTTCTACCCAATAGTGTTTTTATTTTACCTCTTTCTTGAGCAGCTTCCATAACTCCGTTCAATAATAATTTTACGAATGGAGCATTGTTGTGATATTGAGTAAATAGTTCATCTGTTTTTTCTTTTGTTACTCCAAGTTCTGCCATTAGTTTTGCTTTACCCATTCCATAAAACATTCCTAAACTAATTGTCTTAGCTTCTTTCCTATCTATCTTTGCCATGTCTGCAACAATTTGATGAAAGTCTGTTGAAGGATCATTTTCATATGAGCTTGCTAAAGTTTCTGCAGAATCATATCCAAATCTTAATGCATAGTGAGCAACAAGTCTTGGTTCTTGTTGTGAATAATCAAATGTACCCCAAGTACAACCTTCTTCAGGTATAAACAAACTTCTAATTAGTGGACCAGTATCTGGATCTCTAGCAGGAATTTGTTGTAGGTTTGGATTTGAATAACTAAATCTACCTGTAACCGTACCACCATCATCAGATCTAATTTGATTTATATCTGCATGTATTCTACCGTTGTGAGAGTGTTCTAAGATAGTATCTATAAAAGTTGTACTAACCTTGTTTATTTTTCTAGCTTCTGCTATCATACGAACTACAGGATTTGTATGATTAGAAATAAAATTTTTAGTAAATGAAGGAGAATTTGTTTTTTCAGTTCTGGTATAAGGTAGTTTTAATTTATCAAAAACTTGTGCAATTGATCTGGCTGCCCATATCTGAGTATCTACTCCTGTTTCTATTTTTATTTGTTGCAATAGGTTTTGTTCTTTTACTGCCATTGCTGTTTTTAATTGATTGGCTTTCTCTATATCTACCCGAACACCTAGGTGGCGCATATCGACTAAACAAGGAAACAAATCAGTCTCGAGATTAAATATATCTTGTAAATCTTCTTCTATAATAATTCTTTTAAAGTGATGCCAAAGTTCTAAAGTTAAAGCTGCATCTTCTTCTGCGTAAGCTCCTACCTCACTTGCAGGCATCTTCCACATATCAGCTTTTGGATCTAATCCTCTTTCTTTAGCTGCTTTATTAAGTAAACTTTCATTCTTACCTTTGTTTAAATATAACCAAGATAATGAATTCAAAGTGTAATTGTATCTATTTTCATCAATCAAAGATGCTGCAATCATAGTATCTATTATTAAACCATTAATTTTTATACCTAAATTACGAATCCAACATACGTCATACATTGCATTATGAAAAATTTTTGTAGCTGGTGATTCACAAATGTCTTTAAACCATTTTAAAACTTTGTCCCGATCCATATTTGGACCTGTACCATGAGCTATCGGAAAATAATTTTTATAACCATCTACGGCAACAGCTATACCTACAACTTCACCTTTACCTATTATGGACCCTGAACCCAGTTTCTTTAAGTTTGGATCTCTTGTCTCCAGGTCAATTGCTATTTCTTCTGCTGATCTTAAATCAGGAAACTCTGTAGGTACTACCCACTCTGTAGTTGGCATTAACATTAATTATTTTCTCTTTATGTCTTTCATTTTTTTAATTTCTAATTCACAATAGTGAATTATTTTTTCTAAATCTTGTATGCCATTTTTATTCATGTAACGACATACATACTTAATAACATTTCCTTGAAAAAAAGAAAGATCATTCTTAGAAATAAATTCATAGGGTTGGATGTAAAAATCTTTGTAGTGACTCCCACCTATCTGCTTATCTTGTGGAAATGCATCTTTAAATATATCTTTATTAGTCATAGTTTCTCCTGTATTTATTTGTGGCAGTTGTTGGTTTAACGATAATTGGATGAACAGGGAGCCGGGATATCGAACCAACTATGTCCGTTAAAACACGACGCTGCCACCCGCCGTCAAAGGGTTTCCCTCTCCCAATCGGTTTATATGCATTCGCATATAAATTCTTATAAATGTTTATATTCATTACTTTTTTTGTATGCTTTTAATTTATACAAATTATTTCTTGCACGTGTTGCTCCTACATACCAAACTCTATGTTCTTCGTCTTTTTTATTTTGACTTTTGTTAATTGCTTTTTTAATTTTATCTCCCATGTCCAAACAAATAATTATATTATCTTCTTCCCCACCTTTCGCTGCATGAATAGTAGATATTTGTATACGTGCATCTGCGTCTAAGTTTTCATTATTATCAATCATATTTCTTATGTATTCTCTTTCTTTTAAAGAAGCTTCTTTAAATGCATCAAACCATTCTACATCCTTATTCCATTTATCTTGTTCTTCTCCAATATATTCTCTAATGTCTTTTATTTCTTTTTCTTCTAATGGTATTCCTCTACACCAAGAATTATAATTAACAGATGCATTATATAATCTAACAGTAAAACTTTTACCTTTATTAGTTTCATAATATAAATTTCTTTTCTTTAGTTCTGTTTTCATTTTAAGTAATCTGTTTATAGTTCTAGTTAAAATTAACCACTTACCTTTAGTTAAATCTATTTGATCTAAATTATTTATTTTTAAACATTCTCCTTCGAACTCTCTTGGGTAATACTGTTTTTCTTTTCTTTGACCAACTATGTTAGTTAAAGGAACCACTGAATGTTCCTGTACTGATTTAGATATTCTTTTTGAATACTTTAATACTTTTTCTTTGTCTGCTTTTTCATTTATAAATCTATTTACATCTGCACCTGCCCAAGCAAAAATAGCTTGATCGTCATCTCCTGCTAAATAAATATCATCAGTTTGTTCTTTTAACCTGTCATATAATTTCCATTGTAATGGAGATAAATCTTGTGCTTCATCTATAAATATAACTTTAAATCTAGGTAGATCTTCTTTTTCTATAAGTTTATATATCATGTCGTTAAAGTCTAATTTTTTCTTAACTCTTTTGTATTCTTTTAAATTATCATCAATATTTTTTAATATTGAAAAGTTTCTAACTTCTTTTTTATTATGTTCATTTCTGTCGTATTCTTCTCTAATAGAGATGTCTCTATTCATAGCTCTACCAATCATTTGAAAATGTGGACTGTCATTATTTAAATAAAATATTTCTTCTTTGTTATATTTGTCATAATACTTAACTCTTAAATTTAATTGCTTACCTATCTTTGTATAATCATCAGGTTGCATTACTTTTTTTCTATTTAATTCTAGTTGATCAAAGGCAAATGAATGAATTGTTCTAAAGTAATATAAATCTGAGTCTTCTCCAGGCATTCTTTTTCTAGCTTCTTTCGCTGCTTTTTTAGTAAAAGCAAAGTATGCGATTTTATCTAACGGTACACCTGTTCTTACATAAGCTTTTGCTCGACTAATTAATTTGAATGTTTTACCTGTACCAGGTGGTCCATAGTACTTATAAATCATTATACAATTTCCTCATCTTCTTGTTGTTCTATGATTTCTTCTACTTCTTCCTCTTCTTCAAATAAATACAAAGGTATTTTTGCACAATGGTTTACACCTGGATAAGGTTTATTTGTTTTTTTATTAGTGCCAGGAAATCTTTTTTTTATTCCAAAGTCAGGTTTTGGTAGATCATCATCTTTATCTTTTGATTCAAACATTTTTTCTATCATGTAAGAAGTTCTTGAAGAATCTTTCTTCCAATCATTTTCTTTTAAAAAAGTATAAAAATCATCATATACAAAATATGCATAGTTTTCGTCTTTCAATACATTACCGCTTAAAAAAGAATTATACGTTGTAGCTTGAGGACCATTGATATGTTCTTTTAATAATTTTTTTAATATCTCTGTAGGTCTGGTTCCTGGAGCCGGTTGCACTGTATCTTGTGTATCTAACAATGCATTTATCATTTCCCAAAATTGGGTCGTTTTTATAGGAGGAGGAAATATATCTGCTTGAGCCATAATCAATCCTCTTAATTCTTTTTGATCTTTTAATTTATTCACATCTTTTGCATGAACAGGAATAGATTCACCTTTCTTATTTTCTACTGTAAAATAATATTCAGGATCTGGTTTAAAATCTACTTTAATTAGATTTGTCATTAATGGCCAATCAATTTTTTTATCAGATATAATTCCAAATCTTCTTTTTATACATTCTGATTTAACACATACAGGTGATAGTAAAGGGTCATTACAAGTATGACCTTTTGTTTCTTTATCCCAATTTTTAATTTTCTTTTCTATATAATCATCTTTCCAAGTTGCATTAAATTCAAAATAATTTCTAGCTGCTTCTAATACTTTGTCCTTCCAATCATCTGGATATTTCTTTTTAGCCATGACCATATAGTTGTATAAAAATCTATCTCTACCATCTGTCATTTTTTCTTTAGATAAAATTTCTAAACATGGTGGACCATCTTTAAATTCATCTGCGCCACCTGTTAATACTTTTTGTATTAGACCATTAGATATATTTTTTAATTGTTCTGAAGTTTGTGTATTTAATTGAATACAATTTAAGAATAATGCAAAAGATATTTCTTTACCTGATGGATCTAATGCAACTCTTTCGTTTTTACCAAAGTATGGTAAATTTATAAAGTTACCATTTATTTTATCTCCATCTGTATTGCTTCCTAATTTAGTTTGTTTAGGAAATATTTCAGTTGTAATAGGTAGTTTAAATAAAAATAATACTTGTTCTAAAAAATCTTTTATTTCTTTTGCTTTTATTAATTCTTTTGTAAATAAATATAAATGAAGACCACCACTTTTTGATTTAACTGGTATCAAAGGTAGTTCTTTTTCTTGAATAGTATCTAAATAAAATTTTATATTTAAATCTTTATATACTTTTGGATCTATATCTATTGCACCAAATCTAGCTAAATCATTATCATTACATGGTTGTATACCAATAGACTTAGTTCCATCTAAATGTTGTTGATAATCGGCATCAGTAATTGGTTTACCTGACCAACCATAATCACCTGCTCTAAATCTTATTTTACCTGTTTCTGGATCCGTGTAACCATTACTAATATTACAAAAACCAAAGTTACGAGTTAAGCCAGTAAAATATTTCTTAAATTCTTTTTGTAATTCATCCATTCATATTTCCCTTTAAAATATTTTAGAAGGCGGTCCCAGTCTCCCGTGACCGCCTTTCCTTCGAAGTATTCACTTAGTGAATTAGACAATATCTGCAGTCTTAGATTTTTCGCCTTTTTCATACTCAGGTTTTGCTTGACCTTTAGACACAGATTTTTGAAACTCTTGTGCCATTAAGTATAAGTCAGCGTCTGTTTTTTGTGCTACATCTAAAGCTCTTGCCATAGATGGTTTGTAGACGTGCCAGCTTTTACTTCCTGCAGTTTTACCAACAGTTTTTAAATTATAAACTGCTGCATATGCTGCCGGATTGTAAACACCTTTGTCGTCCTTAAATCTAAGATTTTTAATCAATTGATTTAATTCTCTCGCAGGTGTTAAGTTAGACGATCTCATAGTAATTACTGCAGGTCTAGGTTCTTCACCTAAAACAATTACATAAAAGTATGCAGTTTTTTCTAAGTAATTACCGTTAGTCAGTCTATACTTACCGTTCCTTTCTTCAACAGCATCATCAGGTATTGATAAATGTGTTGCGACAGGTGGAGCTGCTGTGTCTCCCATTTCCTGCCATTCTGGATATCTTGTCTGCACGTGTGCAACAATAATATCCACACCTTGTTCACCATCTATTAATGTATTAAGACCTTTTGCATAAATCATACCAGGTTGTGAACCTTCTACGTATTTTGCATTACTCTTATTACATTCAGGTGATAGTTGATGAAGGATTTTTAAAATCGGAGTTGACATATCGTCCGATTTTATTTCTTCGCTACCTCTACCAGAATCGTTTCTTAGGTTGATAGTAGCCAGTGCACCTGCACTGTTCTTCTTAGTTATAGCATCTGTATTTGCCATAGGATGTCTCCTTATTTGGTTATTATTTATTTTTTATTTTTAAAATGCGTTTGATTTCCATCAAACGTATTAAATAGTTCTGCAGGAACTTTATGACCTTTGTCTTTCCATTCCTTCATAACTACTTTGAGTGTCTGTGGGTGAACTTTTTCCTCTTGGATAGGTTCAAACCCACTAGACCTCGCAAGGCTAACGTAATCGACAGCCTTGTTATCTTCGCCTTGGCCAAATGATACAATAACATTATTTTTTACTATATCACCCAGACCTTGGTCACGAAGCCATGTAATCGCCTCTGCTTTTTTGTCAGCTTTTACTGAGGCACTATAAATTTTTTTAACAGATAATTCTGAACCATCTCTTAGTTTTAAACTAGATAAGTTCATATCTTCCATTAATTTTGGAATAACCATACAGCTAAAGTGTTTTTCATCTTCTTTTAAATCTTTAACTTGGTCTTCTAAGTTTTTAATTTGTTGTTGAATTGAACGCAACTTTTCAACTTCTGTTGAAAGTTTATCTGGATCAATGTTTGTAGATTGATCAGGTGCGTCTTTACGTAAGTCTATCATCATAATTTACTCCTTTTGTTTTTTTTCTTTTTGACTTTCATGGCGGTAATTATAAGGACTCGAACTTAAATTGTCAAGTTTTATTTTTGAAAAATATCTACTTCGATCGGATAATAAGTTTTTTCTTGACGATCCCATTTTAATAATTTGTATTTTCCATTTGTAATATCACAAACAACTGAACACACTACTCCAATAATCGCAGGATCTCCTGACAATAATAAGTAATCATCAGTTGTATAATCTTTTAAAAGTGTTCTTAATTTTTGTATTAGTGGACCAGGTGACATTATAATTTGGCTTTTTTCTGGCAAGAGTGAGACAATTTGTCCAAACTTTGATGCGCCTAAAATATTATATTTTGGTTGTCCTATAGACGTTCCAGGTATTTCTTGTGTTAAATAAACTTTACTCATTGACTTTTTCTTTTTTATCATTACTATAGCTAATAGAAAGAAAAGTAAATAGAATATTATGGATTATAAATTTAAAACTAAGCCTTATAAGCATCAATTAGATGCATTAAAAGAGTCATGGGATAAAGAAAATTTTGCGTACTTCATGGAAATGGGTACAGGTAAATCAAAGGTATTACTAGATAATGCCGCAATGCTTTATGATAAAGGCCAGATAAATGGCCTCCTTCTTATTGCACCAAAAGGTGTTTATAAGAACTGGTATGATCAGGAAGTGCCAACACACTTACCTGATCATATCGAAAAGAAAATGGTGTTATGGAAAACATCAGATAAGTCTAAAAAACAACAATCTATATTAAATACTATGTTTCAAGTTGGTACAGACCTTCATATTTTAATTATGAATGTTGAAGCTTTTTCAAAAGGTGATGGTATGAAATTTGCACAAAAGTTTTTAATGTGTCACAAAGCAATGATTGCAATAGATGAGTCTACTACAATTAAAACACCTACATCAAATAGAACAAAAAGTATTTTATCATTAAGAGAACTTGCTAAATATAAAAGAATACTAACAGGTTCTCCTGTAACTAAATCACCATTAGATTTATTTTCTCAATGTGCATTCCTTGATCCTTGGCTCCTAGGCCATGATTCTTATTGGACATTCAAAGCAAGATACGCTGTTACTAAAAAAATAGAAGTACAAGGTAGAAGAGTTGAGATTGTTGTTGGTTATAGAAACCTTGGTGAACTATCAGAAAAGATAAAACCTTTTTCAAAAAGAATATTAAAAGAAGATTGTTTAGATTTACCAGAAAAAACTTACGTTAAACATTACGTTGAACTTACTGAAGAACAGAAAAAAGTTTATAAGCAAATGAAAGCAGAAGCAATAGCATTTCTTGATGGTAAAATGCAGTCTTCAGCAACAGTCATGACTCAATTAATGAGACTTCATCAAATAACTTGTGGTCATTTTACAGCTGATGATGGTACAATAAAAGATTTACCATGTAGTAGACTTACTGAACTA